GTATTTATGTATTTAATATTTCTTATTAGTGGGCCCTGTAGGGCTCGAACCTACGACCTACAGATTATGAGTCTGGAGCTCTAACCAACTGAGCTAAGGGCCCAAAAAAAAAAGGAAAGCGGGAGATGGTTGCGTGGACACCCGCTTTTACGATCGGCTTTACTTGTGGTGAATACCTGCCAACTCCTATTGCGCCAGCCGATATTCACTCTCGAGCTATTGACGCAATCATTCCCCGATCAACCTATTTATTATTCAATTTTATAATCGTGACTTATTACCATTTTAAGATCGCTATAGTAGAGCTTATAAGGTTTTCCTGTAGAGTCTATTTTTTCTATTGATTCACCGTCTATAAGAAAATCTAAATCTGGCTCTGTGATTATTATAGGTGAATTCACATTTACTCTCTTAGTTGTTTCTTCTTTTAAGAATGCTTTATAGAGTTTCATATATCAATACAATACAGATTTAATTCTCCTTTCTAAATCAACTTCTTGCTGAAACGCATCTGCTTCCCATGGTCTCATACCATATTCAATTTCCTTTAAATCGTACTTAGCTCTGTTCCAATAGACATACCAACCATCATAGACTAATTGCTTTGAATAGAATTGTCTGAGGTGTATTAGTTCATGCGCAACAATATTAATATGCTCTGATCTACTTGCATCTGTCACATACATAACATATTGATGTCCATCTCCATAGATAGCCCCTCTGACTTCTAGATCAGACGGGAAGTTTGCTTTTGCCTCTTCAGATAATCGCTTTACTGTCACAGTCATATCACACATACCTAGACTGTCAAGTCCTATATAGACAATTGTGTCAATATAAGGGTATTTAGTGTAGTTGATAACAATGTTATTTTCGCTAAACTGTGTACGCTTAAAATAGTGGTGCTTAGACTGATCGATGATTAGCCACACTACTAGTGCAAGTAGCACTATCATCCAAAACCAAAAGCTTTTACTTCTTATCATATAATTTATATTTCGTTATGCATTCTTTGTGATGAATCTAGAGATTTCTTCGTTCTTGCTGATCTCTGGCTTATTGACTTTAAAGCCAATCGCTTTGAATTTTTCAGCCACTATTTCGTAAGCTGACTCTAGTATTGCGCAATACGAATCTGGCTTATCGCCTATTACTATAGCCAACAGGGAACTGGGCCCGTACTTGTGCTTGTAGAAATTAACTGTGCGGCTGCCATTTTTGTAATCCTCTTTGCTTATGGGATAGTGATCCAAAAAGCTGTCGGCTATTTTTATCCTATATTCTCCGAAGCCATTTTTGTAATAGTGCGGTGTGTTTGCCTTGTCAGATTTGCTGAACGGCACAGTGGGAATTGTGTTTGTTTTCTTCATGAGTTTTTTGTTTGGTTACGGAGTAAATATAATAAATTCCGGCATACGAGTACACAGCCTATTTAAAATATTTGCTAACTGATTGATTATCATGAGGAAAGATTTGTAGTCTCTACTGGACTCGAACCAATAATAACAGAATCAAAATCTGCTGTGTTGCCATTACACCAAGAGACTCTATTTTTACTTCCTTTTAGGAAATATAAACAATGCCCAGATAATGGTGAAAATAAGTAAAAATAGTGAAGCTGTTTTTATGAATTCATTACTTGATTCTAAACCTGGTATAAAAATGAAGTGGCAAGCTGAGAGTGTGATAGCTATTGATACTAAATATTTAATTAGGTTTTTCATGATCTATTTTTTTCCAGCGGTGTTTATCATCTAATTTAAAACATCCTACAAAAGTGGGACAATTTTTCCATTCTAGTGGAGATATTAGAGAGAGAAAAAAATCTCCTTTATCATCGCAATACAAATAATACGGCCTATCCACAATAGGTTCAAAATTATACTTAGCTTTATACAACAGCTCTGTCCACTTAAACTCTGAGACTAATTCTTCGTATCTCTCTTTTATCTCGTTGTATTTTGCTTCGAAGTAGTTATTTGCTTTGGTTACACTTGATTGTTTCCAACCAACTATATCCTCTTGTTTTATTACTGGTGCACCTAAATCTGTGCCATAAGGCAATTTACTGGCGTGATATCCTTTCTCTTCGCTCCATACAACTATGTCAGGTTTTTTCATGTTTTAAAACGTCGCCGTTCCCTAACTGTTTTACTTTTTGGTTATTAATTTATTTTCTAATTTGTCGAGTCTAGAGTCCAGTTGGGAAAATACTTCCTTTTCCAGTTCGTCTATCCTCCTGTATAACGCAGCGTCATCAGTACTCATGTTTTGATAGATGTCGCTAACTGATCCGTTGAGTTGCCTCCTTAAATCTTGTAATTCATTTGCTGTTTTCAATACCTTAACGAAAGCGTATGTAGCAACCACCGCAACAGCGATAACCACAACAAATGCGATCCCTAAAACGAATGATATAGTTTCCATAGTTTGTTTTCTCCTATATGTCAAAGAACGACGACGTGAGCCCTCTGCCGGATTCGAACCAGCGTGTTCCGAAGAATCCTGATTACAAATCAGGCGCAATCGACCACTATGCGAAGAGGGCAAAAAACGGTGAGATTCACATTTACTCACAAGTCAACTGACGACCCCTTTTCACCCACGCTCCAAACGAATAGCTACTCCGCCTGTTAACGAACGGTTGGATTGGTTACCAACAACACCTGCAATCATAGATGCAATTTCTTCGGTGTATCCAGAGCACTGATAGGATTACGCTATCCCCAGTGATGGTGATTTTATCTCATCGCCACGACAACTCCGATCCCAGCTTTTCAGCTTGACTAGAATGCCTTACCTCCTGATTAGAGGTTGTTCAGCCACGTTTTTTTTTTATTTCAATGAACCTTTAGTAGCGTGGGAGGGATTCGAACCCCCGATTCCTGGCTTATGAGACCTGGCGGATGACCACTTCCATACCACGCGATAAGTGGAGGTGGAGGGGAACCGCCCCCCTCGTCTGGCTTAACTAAAACGCTCAATCGTGCACAAGCTTAGTCCAGGTTCTCACACCGCTCTGGACTGACGGTGGTAGAGGTTCGACTTGGCCTCTACGCCATACTGGGCTCCGATCTTGGTCGGGATCCACCACTCTGTTTTACGACCACAGAGAAAACCTGTTCCGCCACTTTTTAAACCATCCCACGAGCGGTGCGGGACGAGACTATGCAGCTAGTGCGTAGTCTTCTGCACCCACGAAAGACATTGCGTCTTCGAAGGTAAAGGTAGAGATTTGCTCTCCGTTTGTTTGTTCGATAGAGGATTTACGAGTTTCCATCTTACTCGGCTTGCATGAAACGCCTTACGCTACCCATCAATTCTAGTCACCCCCATATTTTGACTCCTCAATCATGTCCACCAATTCTTCTTCGGTTGGATCAGTGAGGGGCACAAACCTGAATTTGTTAAAACATTTGTAGGGATTAGGAGGGTCTACTTCGAAGAGGAGGTAGTGTCCCTTATCTGTTACTTCAGATACGTGGTAGACTTCCCCCTCTTCTAGTATTCCTTCGTGTCCCTTTATGCACATTACGCGCATGGGCAGATTACTTTAAAGTGTCTGCTGGAACAGTACCTTCTACTGCAGGATTAACAGATTGCACTGTAACAGTGTCAACTGCAACTACAGTAGTATCAGCTGCTTCATCTTTTTTTGCTGGTGTGCAACTAGAAACCAGGGCTAACATAGCCACGATAAACAGGTTTTTCATAATTATTGTTTGTTTATAATATTAAATATAAGCTGATCTAGAACGAAATAAAAATTGATCTTGCTAGTGCGCTATTTTTTTGGCATTTTTCCAAACATTATGAACGCTTGGCCTACACGATCGTTTAGGTAGGGTAGATTTCGGATCTCCTTACGGATCTCTTCTAGTCTCTCCTCTTCAGACTTTTTAGACTTCTTTGCTTTTGATGATGAGTTCACCTATTACTTCGATTTTGCCTACTAACTTTTGGAAATTGCTTTGAGATATATTAACATCCTCAGTAGCTTTTACTAGCCTCTCTAATAGTCTTTTATACTCTCTCTTGCCCTGCTCAGGATCAAACTTGCCCTGCTTTGCCTTGTCGTAGTAGGGAAGCTTTACAATGAAGTGATCGTAGGTAAGTGTAGCCACTCCGCCTTTTTCTTTTGCATTCTTGGCAATCTTCTCTGCTCCAGCTCTACGCTTAGTTGAGAAGTCTTCGAACTCAGGTGAGTCCTCTTTTGCTTCTCTTAATATGTCTATGAGTTTCATTGTATTAAGTCTGTAACTTTAGGTTTCTTTAGTTTGATTTTCCAATAAATACCACCACCTATGAAAGGTGCTATACCACCTCCACGATTACCAAGACCTATGCTGGCTTGGTATATTTTATCTGTCTTAGTTTTCCATATAAGACCACCTGAGACATTATCTACAAAGTTCTCCTTGTTAAACGCAGAAGACACTCCTACGTAAACTTGGTTAACTGGCTTAGGATATATAGTAATAGTCTTTGTGATAGTCGGGATTTGATAATTCCAGCTGATGCTTCTTTCTATAATCTGGTTTTTAGATATCACGTCTGTAACTACTCCGTAACCGAAAGACTTTTTAATACTATCTGGATAGGGCAAATTCAGTGTGTCTATAGTTTGGTATTTTGCAAAGTAGTCTTTGAGAATGGCTGTGGTATCAACAGGTTGCTTTGGACCTTCTACCTGCACTTCTACTTCTTGTATCTGAGTTCTCCACTTTGGCACGTACTTTGGCACTTCAACTTTTACATCTCTGTAAACAGTATCTATTTTAATTTCAATATCTGGGCCAGGATCTGGTTCACAACTTTTAAACTGAGAAAATACCACTAGTCCTATTAGGACCACAATAAGTAGTGTTTTAAGGTCTTTAATGTAGTTCATACCCTTATAAATATCTCCGCTTTTTAATATCTCTAATAAACAAAACCCAACCTATAAGAGGTATGAGAATTACCAAAGTATACACAACCATTACCATTTTACTTCAATTCTAAAAGCTCTTGTCTGATTTTTCTGATTTGAAAATCATGATATTGAAGAGTCCTTTTAATTTGTTCGTCATGAGTCTTCACTTGAATCTCAAGTAGGCTGTCCTTCTTTTTCAGGTACTTCTGCTCTTCTAAAATTAGGGAATCAAAGTACATATCTCTTTTAATGACTTTCACTTCTTCTACTCTAAGGTAATAATCGAACATGAAGCCGACGAATATCAAGACAGCTAAAGTTCCGACTACTATCATTACTATCTCTCTGATTTTCATTTCTTTTCAGTTAATTCTTTTATGCGCTGTTCCAACGCTTTATTTTTATCCTCAAGACTCTTCATCATCTGAGAAGCATCATCATCACCTGTGATCTTCTTGATTGATCCTGCCATAGCTCCAAAGAGCACTGACACGAATGCAATTAATAATTCTCGGTTACTTGCGGGCATTTCTGTGGTCATCAACATAAAGAATATGCTGATGGCTATTGCCATGACCAGAAGCGATCCTAAAAAGCTTGTTACGTTTCTTGATTCCATATTATACTATGTCTTTGCTTTCAATTAGAGTATAAGTAAATGCTTTCTGCGCTGATGCTCTGGCTAGAGTCATGAAAGCTTCGAACTCTTGAGCCCTTTTAAATACCTGACATCCCTCCGACCAATTCTCCACAAGAGTGCTATCCACACCAGCTTTGTGAATATTGATTCCAAATACTCCCTCTTGAATTTTCGTTTCGTCATAAACTAAATCTTTATTTGCGTCTCTAAATACTTTAACATTTTTAAATTGCTTCAGTGCTTCGTATTTGCCTTGATGCAAACCTAAGCCGTGAGAATCAATGTATTGACCTGGCACCATTCTTGCCACACCATTTACATTGTGATACTCCAATACGCCTTTGCGGCCTGGATCTGTGGTGGCTGCCCACTCGTAATACTTCCATACACCGTTTTCTAATTTAGAAACTGTGATGTGATCATCAAACGCGTTAGTAACAGTTTGACCTGTTGCAGAATTGCGAACACCTACGATGTTCAACTGATTGTCGAACCACTTATAACCCTTAGCTTTTACAGCTTTTTCGATCTTGTCCTTTGAGTACTTAAATGTTTGTGACATGGTTTTAGGTTTTAGTTGTTAACAATTTACTTCTTTACGAAGTACTTCCAATGAAACCATGCGGCCCAAGCAAATAATAAACCCAAGCCGACATTTAGCACAACCTCAGTTACATGCGGAGTATAAACAGTTAAAACGTTTAGCAAAGATCCAGCAGCTAACATAGAGAGTGCGATCCTAAGAAAGTATTGCTCCCAAGAAGGCATCTTATCTATCATAGGACTTCTTCTGCCGAAAACTCCTATAATAAAGAATGTGACTGATATCATCACCATCACATTAGCTATAAGATTAATTACTACCATTACTTCACGTTTTTAAACAGTTTTCTACTTGCTACCTCAACGCCTTTGAGGCCCAAAAAACCAATTAAAAATGCTATCGATAAAATGTACTCAGAATCGCCTAATCTAAGTATGTCTACTACTGCTGGAGTTAGATAGTTAGCCGACGCAACTCCAGCAATTATAGAAGTAAATGTGGTCCTCAGATCGAAGGCAGACGCCTTACCTATCATAAGAAGACTACCAAAGAAACCTGCCACAGAAAGGCCTATGTTTATTCCTATCCCGGCTAAAAGTTCTTTCATTACTCTCCTGCCTCCTGTTTGCCCTTCCTAGCATTGATAAACTTGTCAATAGACCCGATACCGAAAGCACCGAGAGTAATAACCATGAATCCATCAAATATGAATTCGTTTATGACTAACTCCTGTCCCATCCAACCTGTGATCAGGTCTACGAACAGAGCTATTACCATACACACAAATGCGATAAAACCAACGAAAGACTTCTCGTTGATTTGGTTATCGTCACTAAAAAGATCCTTAAAGAATTGCTTCATGGTTGAAATGGGTTAAGTTTTCACACAACCCTTCTACAACCAGGAATAAATATCTAGTGCCTTATTTAAAGGTATTGAAAGCGTTAATTAATTGCTCTCTTTGTGCTACACCAGTATGACGCCACTGGACGTTACCAGCCGCATCCAGGATGACTAATGTCGGTATGGATTTGATTTCATATTTCTGACTAAATGTAGCGTCATAATCCACATTTATGTAGTTCACGTTGACGCCCATTTCTTGAGATACCTGTTGGAGAATAGGCTTGAACATCTTGCAGGGTCCACACCAGTCAGCTGAGAAGTAGAGTACATTCATAATCTTTTATTTATAAATATTAGAGCTTAATTAGTTTAGCACTTTTTTTAGTATGAAGCACATGTCTGGGCTGACCAGATTTAGTTAGGCCTATTGCATAGGCTTTAGCCTTGATCTTTGGCATCACAGCTTCTATCCTATCCTTCTCACCAGCATTTCCCCAGATGCAGAGGATCTTCTCACATTTCTGGCTCATGATTTTTATCCAGACGTCATTGTAAATACTGACTGGGTTCTTCACCTTCTTCAGCCGCTTAGGATCTGGTGATATATAGCTGTAGAGATTGGTTATGAATAGTGAATCGAAACCTTCTCGCTCAGCGATCTGCATGAGAATAGTCACTGTCGCATTCTTGCCTTTTTTGAAAAGAGATGGGTTTAGCCCCACTACACCCATAGGGTTGTTTATACCACGCTTGTGAAACAGGCTTGCGTACTGGTGGTCGTCGTCGCCTATTTTAATCTTTGTCAGCTCCATCTTTAAACATGTCGTAGTGTCTAGGATAGATGTGTAAGTTGGTGATCATCCAATGCATCTCACCTAAAGGATAGCCAGTCTCTTTTGAGACCAACTCCATGAGCTTAGCGAATGTGTATTGATCGTTACAGAAGCCATAGACAAGATCAATTGATCTAGCAAACACAGTGAGATCGAGATATCCGTCTTTTACATAGAAATTGAGTATATCGTTGCAAGGTGTGTCGAACTGATACCGATCTAATTCGTTAAGATCGTAATGCACGATAATGGCTCTACGAGTTTCTTTGTTGCGCTTGAGATCTTTGATCACACGATCTAGCTGATCGTTGTAATTCCAGAAGTATCCGTAGTTAGAATTAACTTCACCTCTAGTATCTGGTACCATCATTAGCTTCCACATCTTGGCACGCTCAGAGATCTTGTTAGCATTGCGATCGCCTTTGAGATACCATTCCCATTCATAGTCAGCGTAGTCCTTATTGAACTTGCGTTGAGGTGTGGTAATGACTTTCTCTTCTGGTAGCTCAATAGTGAAACACTGGTTGAATAGTGCTTTAGTGCCTGCGTAATCTTCGCCTAAATGTTTGATGTTGTTGTACAACATCTCGAACGCATCTGTAGGTGTTTTAAATCTCATATTTTTCTTTTAATAGTGAAGTTGTTTTCGTTTTGTATCCAACTAAACTCACCTTTTTTATTTATCTTATCAAACATATTTCTAAAATAACTTAATCTATCATCACCTAAATCATCTTTATCATAAGGAGAAAATGATATTGTATTGATTTTATTTAATAATAGTAAATTAGCAACTTCTTTTTCTAATACATCCATAACAAATAAAGCTTTAGTTATGCTATTAGGATCGTCATCATTCCATTTATATTTATCATCGTCATTTTTTTTATTTAGATCACCAAACTTAAGATTATGACCAAATTCAGTTTCAGTATCTACAAGTCTAACTTCTATAGGTGCGCTATTTTCTGATCCATTAAAATTTTCTGGTTTAAAAAAATAATTATTTCCTTGTTTTAAGGACTTTATTTTCCATCTAGTTATTTCATTAAGGATATATTCTTTAGTAGCCTCTATTTTTTCATGCAAATTAGGATGTTGTTTACTTATTTTTTGATAAATTGGTATCGCCAATATAGTAAGAGATCTCATAGTTGATACTTTTCTACTTGAATAAATTGCTTCAAAAACTCTGGTCCTTCTAAATTACGGTATGTCTCTAAATATACAACTCTTTTTACACCTGCTTGCAAAATAAGTTTAGAGCAGTCTAGGCAAGGGGATAGGGTCAAGTAAAGTGTGGCACCGTCAACTGAGGTTCCAGTCTTAGCAGCTTTAAGTATGCAGTTCACCTCTGCGTGTATGACGTGCGGCAGAGTCACGTTGTCTCTCTCGCAGCAGTTGTCCATTCCAGATGGTGTACCATTATAGCCAAACGATATCACATTACCCTCTTTAACGAGCACTGCGCCGACCTTAGACCGAACGCAGTGTGACAGGGTAGAGACCTGTTTTGCTATATTGATGTAGACTTCGTCTAGCTTCTTTTGCTTCACGCCTCTTTTACGAAGGTACCTGAAACCATCTTGCCTTTGCGATTGGCAATCTCCTGATAAGCTGAGTTGATGCAATGCTCAATAGTCACGCCTTTGAGTGCAGCTAGATTAGTCAGCACAACAACGCAATCACCGATGGCATCAATGAATTCCTTCTCGTCTGCCTTGAGAATGGCTTTAGCCAACTCACCAGCCTCTTCTTGCAGTTTGATGTATTGAGTCTTTGCGTCGCCCTTGGCGTACAAACCTCTTGCTTCTGCCCATTGACGAATGGGCTCGAACTCATTTGTTAGTGTCATTGCGTTTCTTATTAACATGTTTAGTTTCTGCTTTAAGTGGATCGTGTGGATCTGCTCCTGGATCGTAGCCGTATTCTAGAATGTAGTTATCTAGTGCGGCAATGTAAGCGACTGAGTCTAACAGATTGTCTCGCTTATAGGAGTAGGAGTGTCTAGATAGCTTAAGCGCTACTAGTGCTGCATACATATCAGGTGCAGTGATGTGCTTGCCTGTCATGCCTGACATAATTTGCGCTGCTCTCTGCATGCCTTCTGAGAAAGGTCCGTATGCACGCTCTTTCTCTTGGCTACGCTTGTTTACGATTTCGTTTGCTTCTTCTAGGATATTCATAGAACAAATGTAACAAAGTTTAGAATGAAATAGAAATCTATCTTATAAGTACTTCTGCATATCAGACTTGTCTCCCCACTGCCTGTCTGAATTCACATCACTTGGTTTGATAGTAGGCTTCGGCATGTTCCTAGCCACGTTCCAGAACCAGTCGCCTTCCTTACCGTACTTCTTCATGTACTCCCAACCTTTTGCATCATAGGTCTTGATGCAGTCAAATGGAGTGTCGATATCAGCATTCTTCAGGAACTCCTTGTGATAGCTATAGAATTTAGCGCGTCCTAGCTCACCAGGCTGCACGTTTCTTGCCACTGCAACAGCATTAAAGGCGGTATGGGGTAGCGCGATCTGGAGCGTTCTGGACAGCACACCTGTGGAGAATACTGACCACATGGTCTCGATCTTCTGGTCTTTGAGTGCCTCATAGAATATACGTACGCCACCTGCCACAACTTGCTCGTGCTTTAATCCGAATGGCAAGTACTTTGCACCGATCTTCTTGGCAAAGTCCTTGGCCCAAGCGTTGATAGTTGGCATCGCAGGTGTCTTAATGAATATTGGTGTGGCGCCTTCTTCAATCACCTTTAGTTGGTGCTCAGATGCTTTTTGTGAAGCGGGCATGAACAGGATCAACTTCTTGTTGTACTTCTTTGCAAGATATGTTAGCGAATAGGGTGCATAGCCTGTTCTAGGTGCCACATAGATCAGTGTATCTTCCTTGACTTGCGAGATCATGAAGTCGCCCATCTTGGCTTTAGTGCCCCACTGAAACTCACCATCATCGATGACATTGAAACCTTCTAACGGCTTGACTTTGAATTCAAAATCTGGCTTGTAGTCTTTAGTCATCTCGAGGTAGTAGTTTAGATCTCTACCGCCTTCTGTATCGAGGTTAGACTGGTCTGTGGCTTTGTTTAGAAACATTTTATTTGAGGTCTATTGCGAATTGGTAATACTTGTCGTCTCCCCACAACTTCTTTAGCACTGAGTTGTTGAACATCTTGCGACCATCATTCTTAATCATGTGGTCTTCTGATTGGTATTCCTGAAAGTATCGCACGACATCGCAAGCTCTAGCATCTTCGCAGTCAATAGGATTGAGATTATATCGACTAGATAGGAATTGTAAGACCTCGTTGAGGTACTCGAAGTCCTTCACCTTCTTTGACACCTTAGGGAATATCGCATTGATGCAACGCACTGCATTTGTCCCGCAGTAGACATATCCTTTAGGATCAACATACTGAGGCATATACTCTGCGATGTCAGCTGCAAAAGCCGTCAGCACAAAGTTCTGCTTCTTAAAGCCTCTCTCATATAGATAGTCGTTGCCCCAGTCTGTGACCTGATAGATCTCCAGCCGCTCTTTTGTTACCTTATCAAAGATATAACGCACTAGCCCTTCTGAATAGTCTAGGATAAATTTACGCAGGTGATTGCCTGCTCGCTCACCTTCAAATGTGAACTGAGGAAGTAGGTAGCCTCTATTATCTGTGAAAGGCGTGATACGCTTCTTCAGATCTTCTTTCCACTCAGCCCATGTGTATCTGCCTTTGAGAATAGAATCGATCACCCAGAAGTTGCCATAGCCGTGAGTGCCTAAGATGTCTTTGAGAGTCTCTTTAGAATAGCGAGGCACATAGTTGATGCCACTACCGCATAAGCGAAACAGATACCAAAGCATAAACCAATCGAACTCATTTGGTATATTATGACCTACAAAGTGTTTGCCCATCTTGCGAGGGTCCTGATCTTTAT